TGGCCTTCGTTTTTGACTGGTGCAGCAGAGAAGCCAGACAGCTTGGTCTCTTCTTCAAACGAACGCTCAGAGGTCTCCGTTTCGTAGATCTCTTTGTGCTCCTCGCCATAGCGAGCATACTCAAGACCGAACAGGGCGTTAAGGCCCGGAAGCAGTTCTTTAAGTAGTTGGGCGCGTGAAATAGCCATGATTTACTCCTTAGACGCCAGCGGCGAGCAGATAGCTGTGGTAACCGAAGTTCCAGCCAACGATCACTTCTGGGTAACCGACGAACGACACGTTTGCGCCAGAGGTGGCGGTCACAGCCGAACTAACGGTAATGGTAGAAGTGCTAGTGACAACGCCGGTAACGACCAAAGTCGATAGCGTTGGGAACGGTGCGGTGCTTGCGCCCGAGAACACGGTACCACCAATCGTCACTGCCATACCGGGCTGAATACCGGTTGTGGAAGCAACAGTGAACGTGGTTGCGTTCGATGGGCTGCTGGTCAAGGTCGTGCCAACTACAACTGCACTATCTGGAACCAACTGAACAACACGCAAGCAAGGCGAAGTTGCCGAGCCAGTGCCAACTGTCTGAACGATGTTACCAGCGACCGAGCTAGACACGGTGGGGTTACCACCAGACACGCCCATTGCCGAGTTGCCAGTCGTCGTGCTACCGGTGTTACCAGCGACGAGGAAGGCATTCGTTCCAACAAACCGTGGTGACATGTAGCCAACCGTCGTGCTGGTGTTAGCTTGCGTATTAGCCGTGCCTTGAGCCTGAGCCAGAACGCACGCTTTGAACAGCGCAGTGGGGTTGTCCATTACATACGCAATCATGCCAGCCGAGTTAGTGTTGGCTGCGTAGTAGTCGTTTTGCAAGTTGCCAAAAATTGGGCCAGTACCGGGGTATTGAGTGCCCAAGAAGATACCAACGATGTCACCGGCTGCGGCAGCAGATGAGCTATTGGCGTTGTAAGGGGTGATGACCGCGCTACCACCAGACAGACCAACAACGTCGCCGTTGAAGATATTTGTCGCGTAGTTTTGCTTGATCGGAATCATCCGAGTCGAGCCTGCGAACGGAATACCGCCCATCAGGTTGACCGGCACTAGCCCATATGGGCCATTAACAGTCGGATAAGCCATTTAAGACTCCTAAGTTAGATACCTTTACCGAATCGAACCTCAGATTTACCCTCTCGGAAGAGTGGCATCCGGGGATCACTTTGTCGCATCAAGTTATTGTTTACCGCATCCGTTTGAGCTTGGGTTTGCTTGGCGTAATACTCATCACGCTGTTGCGCAAACTCAGCCGGGGTTTTGCATAACAACAACCCGCCAACCTCGATGTTGTCTTTATATTGACTTGTCGAATCAGCTAACAGTTTGAATTTTGGTTGTTCCGCAATATCTACTGGCTCCCAACCTTCTCGTAGTTTGGACGAGACATTGCGGGGATCTGCCTTCGATAGTGTTGAAACACGAATCCAGCGATACGCATACCCATCAACCTTATCGGGTTCGGGTAATAGTTCGGGGGGCATCCACTGTTTGGGGCGCTCCGCCATCGCTCGGGTTGCAAGTTCGCGTGTCAGTCGGTTATCAGCCATTTGAGTTCTCCAATTTCAAAACTTCTCTAGCGTACTGCTCTGGGGTTAATCCAAGTTTTTTTGCAAGTTGGACTTGCGTAGTTTTCAGCTTTATTTTGTTTGGAGCTGTACTACGAGTTGCCGGAGCCACGACAGTGCTTGGTTTTGAACGGACGGCTTCCGCAGCAGCTTTTTGGCGCTGTTGCTCTGCCCACTTGGGAAAGCGTTCGATAAACCGGCGACGAATTGTATTGTCCAACTCGTTGTAATACGCATCAGACCCAACTTCTACTCCATTGCGGCGAAGCTTTTCGTGTAGCCCCAACGCTGAAGCAGTCATCTCCTCATCCTGACCAAACCACGGATTGCGTTTTTGCCACGCTACCGCTTTGTCATCTGGGCGAGGGGGCTGCTGGTATTGCTCTGGTTGTGTTTGTACAGGAGTTTCTGGCTCTTGTAAAGCAGGAATCTTGAAATTTTTAGCGTTTGCAAGTTTTAAGTTAGCTTCTTGCAACGCTTGTTGCGCTTCAATCAGCCTATCTGTATCCCCGGCATCGTAGGCTTCTTTAAAAGCCCGCTTTGCCATTTCCAATTCCATACCCGCTGCATTCTGGATTGTGGAGACATACTCCTTTTCTCCAGACGAGATGTAACTCTTCATCCGCTTGTTTTCTTCATACAAGCGTTGAGCAGCCGTTACGGCTTCTTGCTGCTCTCGGAGGGCGGCTTCCTTCTCCCGACGCTCATCATGCCAGACCTTGCGCATCTGTTTGAGCTTGGTTTTGACGGCTTCGTCATACCCGTCAAGCTCATCCTTCTCAAGTTCTTGAGCAATCGGCGCAGGCATTGGGGTTTTGCCCCGATCTTCCTCCGGCGTATCGTCTTCAATCTCAATCTCAAACTTGTCTTCCTGCTCGGCTTCGGGGGCTTTGATCTCCACCTCATCAGGAAACTTGAATTCATTGCGCTCCATTTCAGGCATTTTGTCCTCCTTATTTGCGCTTGATGCCACGCGGATCGTCAACCGTACCTTCAACGGAATCATCGTTGATGATGCGGAACTCACGTCCGTGGATGACTAATCGTGTCCCGGCATGCGGACGAATTAGGACGAAATCCCCTTCTTTGCACCAAGGTCCAGTCGGAAACCGGTTTGGATCTTTGTAGCAATCAGGGCCAAGAGCGACCACAAACAGAACCGTTGTGAGTAGTTCTTCGGTGTAAACAGTGGTCTCAGCTTTAATGATCCCACTCTCAAACTCCTTCTCAATCTCGGGGATTGCGCACAGGATTCGGTACCCTGACGGTTTGGGGAGTTGTGTTGCCTTATCGCTGGGGTTTGTATCCAGCACTGGGTCAGTCATCCGAATTCTCCAATCTATCTTTGAGGTCTATGATGATTGAGCATGCGGCTTCAAGACCTCGCAACTGGCCGCATACAAAGCGATACTCCTCAAAACTCGTGCAATTACCGCGTCCAACTGCGTCTTGGAGCATTGCCATGCGGTCTTTGTATTGAGCTAAAAGGTACTCAAGATTCTTGTCCACTATTTACTCCCGGTTGTAGGGTGTTTCGGTCCATCTGGTGTTTACCCATGTCGTGGTCTTGCTCCGCTTTCTGGGTATTCTTCTGATGTACTTGGCTTGACATCGTTTTAAGCACGTCAACACCAGTACGAATCATATTGTCCTGTTTGGTATTACGCATCTGCGCAACGGACTTGAGTGCATCAAGCTGCATCTGCTTCTGTTTAAGCGCCGCATCGGTCTGGTCCTTGACCTCTTTGCGCTTCTGATCGGCTTGCTTGATCTGAAGCTCCTGCATCTGGATCTGCACCAACGGGTCTTGCATCTGCTGCTGGGCTTGCTGCTGCGCCTGTTGCCCTTTGTTTACATTGAGCAGTTGCTGAGACGCCTGCGCCAAGAGTGGCGACAGACGTGCTTCGACTTCTGGGTCCATCCGAATCTCTTCGCCCGACTCGTCAAACTGAGGCGGTAAAGACATACCAAGCTGTTGCTCAATCTGCTGACGATACTGGAACCCAAGATGCTCATTTATATGGTTCATCATCGCCGCTTGCATCTGCGGGGCCATTGGATTGTTCTGCAATAGCGACTGGATCATCGGGTCTTGCATCGCAGACATATGGACCATGATATGAGCTTGGTGGTCCTGATATAAGAACGCTTTGACCGGCTTCATGCGAAGCATGTTCTGGTTCTCAGTCACTGGGTCAGTTGGCTTCTGATCCTCATCCATCGGGACAAGTTTCTCAGCGTTCTTGATCCCCAACACGTCCAACATCTGGCGGTGCAACAACGGGAGGTTGTACAACTGCGGAGCACCCTGCGCCAACTGAAGAACGGCTTGGTACTGCACGATCTTCTGCGCCATCGTCGAAGCGTTGGGGTCGCTGACCGGGATTACATCCACGTTGTCATAGTCAGACTTCTTAGCCCTGCGGCTCCCAACGTCTGGCTCGTAGCTATACTCCTCGGGCGTATAGGCCGCGATGATCTCTTTGAGAAGCCGAAGCTCCTGCTTCATGGAGTAGTGGATGCGTGCCTGAATGGCACTCATCGTCTTGAGCGTACGCTCCAAGATAGCAAGTGTCGTGCCAACCGGCGCTTGTCCGGACATGTCGCTAATCTGAAGATCTGCCGTGTTGGCAAAGCGACGGCCCTCGTCAATGATCTGACCAAGGAGCGCCATCAGAGTCTGGCTTGGCTCCTTATATGGAAGCGGCAACAAGTTGTCGCGGATGGTGCCACTTGGCACATCCACGTCCCGCCATTCGCCCGGAGCGATGGGAGTGTCATCTCCCTTGACCCGCAACCCACGAGATTTGAACCCGCCCGGAAGGTTGGCCAGCGTACCCGCGTCAACAAGTTGCCTAATAAGAGAGGTGCCAGATTTGGCGAAAGCACCAATCAGGTGGATCAAACCGAAACAGTAGAAGCCAAACCCCGGCACGTAACCGTAGTGCACAAAGTGCTGGCGGGGGGCGTACATCTCATCCTCGGGTTGCCAGTTACGGCGGATGCCCAGAATGGTTTGAGTGCCTTTCTCGATGGTTACTATATAAGGAAGGGCGATGCCAGTTGCTTTCCCATCCTCCTCGTGCTCGTACCCTTTGAGGTCGAGGTGGACGTTCATCTCCAGAATCTTGAACCGATCATCAGAGTTCGCTCGGAACCCCATCTTCTCGGCAATCTTCTTCTCCACCTCGTCCATCGTCATCTGGGGTTCCCCCAGATCCACGTCCCGGTAGAAGCCAGCCACCTGCAAGCGACGTAGCTCATTCTCGGTCTTGCGCATCACATGGGTGACCCGCTCGGCTGCTTCTAGATTAGAAGCCCCGTATGGCACCACGAGGTCATCAGAGGGCACATATATAGATACTTGACGCCCCATGTGCGGGTCGTAGTAGATCTTCTTGAAGGCATTACCCGACAGCCCCAGACCCCA